GAAAAGAGAATGAATTCGTCACTCTTATTGGGTTCACACTGAGTTCAATTTCACTTCTGACATTCAAGACTTCAAGGTCCACTTGAATGAAAAGGAAAAGTCTGCAGTACAAAGAGCTATGTTGGCTATCTCACAAATTGAAATCGCTGTTAAAACTTTTTGGGGTGACATTTATAAGAAGTTACCAAAACCTGAAATTGGTAGTGTTGGAGCAACGTTTGCGGAATCAGAAGTAAGACACGCAGATGCTTACTCAAACCTAATTCAAGTACTTGGACTTAACAAAGAATTTGAAAATTTACTTGAGGTACCAGCAATTCGTAGAAGAATTAAGTACTTGGAGAAATCTATCTCAAATTCAAAAGCAATTGAAAACCAAGATTACTTTGAGTCCGTTATATTGTTTTCAATGTTTGTGGAAAACGTATCGTTGTTCTCACAGTTTTTAGTTATTATGTCATTCAATAAGTTTAAGAACGTATTGAAAGGTACAAGTAACGCAGTTGAGGCAACTTCTAAAGAAGAGAACATTCACGCAGAATTTGGATTTGATTTGGTTAATCTAATCAAAAAAGAAAATCCAAGTTGGTGGACACCTGAGTTAGTTCAAGATTTAATCAACGCTACTATTGATGCTTACGAAGCTGAGACTGATATTGTTGAGTGGATTTTTGAAGAGGGTGATTTAGACTTCCTAACTAAGGAACAAACATTGGAGTTTATCAAACATAGATTTAACATTTCATTAAATGCTATTGGTATTGATAAAGTATTTGATGTAAATCCTGTTGTATTGGAAACCACCGAATGGTTTGATGACGAAATTTTAACAACAAAACACACAGACTTTTTTAACAAACGTAGTATAAACTACAGTAAAAAATCAAAGTCTATTACTTTAAACGATTTATTTTAACTATATTTGCAGTAATAATTATTATGGAAAATAGAAAACCTTTTGATTGGATTAATGACGAATCCATAACATTTCTTCGTAGAGGATATCTCAGCGAAGGAGAAGAACCACTTGAACGAATTCGTGTAATTGCGGACCATGCTGAAAAACTATTGGGTAAGTCCGGTTTCGCAGACAAGTTCTACGATTATATGAGTAAAGGATGGTATTCACTATCTTCACCTGTTTGGGCAAACTTTGGTAAGAAGAGAGGATTACCTGTTAGTTGTTTTGGTTCTAATATTGGAGACAACATTGAATCAATTCTTTACACTCAGGCTGAAGTTGGCGAGATGAGTAAGATGGGTGGAGGTACCTCAGGTTATTTTGGTAACATTAGAGGTAGAGGTGCGGAAATCACCGACAACGGACATGCACCCGGAGCGGTTCACTTTATGAACTTGTTCCAAAGTGTTGTTGATAATATTTCTCAAGGTTCAACACGTAGAGGTAGATTCTCACCTTATCTACCAATTGAACACCCCGACATCATGGAGTTCTTGGAAATTGGAACTGAAGGGTTCCCCATCCAAGATTTGACTCACGCAGTTACTGTAACTGATGAATTCATGGAATCCATGGTTAACGGTGACCCTGATAAGAGAGCGGTGTGGGCTAAGGTTATTCAAAGAAGAGGTGAGATTGGATATCCGTACATTATGTTCACAGATACTATGAACAATAAGGCTCCTGAAGTATACCGAGAAAAAGGTATGAAAATTTATAACTCTAACTTATGTTCTGAAATTGCATTACATAATTCAGAGGAAGAGTCCTTCGTTTGTGTATTGTCTTCAATGAATGTTTTACACTATGATGAATGGAAAGATACGGATGCGGTTGAGACTATGGTTCATTTCCTTGACGCAGTTGTAACTGAGTTTATCAGTAAGATTGATGACATTAGAACTAACGGTACCGTTGAAGGTCAAAGAGCATTCTTCTATCTTGAAAAGGCGTACAACTTCGCTAAAAGACAAAGAGCTCTTGGTTTGGGAGTATTGGGTTGGCACTCACTACTACAATCTAAAGGATTACCTTTTGACAGTAAGGCGGCGGCAAAATTGAACGTTGAGGTATTCAAATTGATTAAGGATAAGTCATACAAGGCTTCAGAAGAATTGGCTGAAGTTTTTGGTGAACCTGAAACACTTGTTGGTTATGGTAGAAGAAATGTCACTTTGAATGCAATTGCTCCAACAACATCTTCAGCATTTATCTTGGGTCAAGTGTCTCAGTCAATTGAACCTATTTGGTCTAACTGTTATGTTAAGGATGTGGCAAAGATGAAAGTAACAATCAAAAATCCTGTTCTTAAGAAAGTATTAGTTGATATGGGTAAAGATGATAAAGCTACTTGGGATAGTATTAAGAAGTATGATGGTTCTGTTCAACACTTGGATTTCTTAACAGATGAACAAAAAGATGTTTTTAGAACCTTTGCAGAAATCAACCAAGCTTCTATCATCAACCAAGCGGCGGTAAGACAAGATTACATTGACCAAGCTCAATCTTTGAACTTGATGATTTCACCTGACATGCCAACAAGGGACGTTAACAAACTTCTAATTGATGCATGGCAACTTGGAGTTAAAACTCTGTATTACCAACACTCTATGAACTCAGCACAGGCTTTCGCAAGAAAGAAGTTAAATCTAAATGATTTACAATGTGTGGCTTGTGAGTCATAATTAACATCTAAACTAAATAAAACCCATCGTTTTCGGTGGGTTTTTTATTTATAAGAAAAAAAATACAGAGTATATTTATAAGATATGGCTGAAGGTATTACATATGGTTTAGAATTTCCTTTTGTGGATTCAACACAAGGGGATTATTTAGCCCTAACGGAAACTCAGTTTCAACAAATAAGAAGTGACTTATTACATCTGATTCTTACAAGAAGAGGTTCAAGATACTTTTTACCAACGTTTGGTACAAGGTTATATGAATACATCTTTGAACCTTATGATGGTCTTACTTTTGATGCAATAGAAGCGGATATTAGGGATTCTGTCCAAACTTTCATGCCAAATCTTTTACTTAATAAAATTACAATTGAACCTGCAGACCCGTCTGAAGAGGTTCCGTTGGCTAAAGGAACTACAATACCAGGAACTGCAAGAGAGTATGTTTATAGAGTTCCCGGTAAAGGAACATCTGAATATACCGCAAAAGTAAAGATTGACTACACAGTTGACAATTTAGCGTTTGCACAAAGTGATTTCGTTATTATCAATATTTAAACAATAGATGGCAAACAATAGAATTTCATATACAGTACGAGATTATGAAGGAATTCGTATAGAGTTACAAAACTATGTCCGTACATATTATCCTGAACTAATTCAGGACTTCAACGACGCGTCAGTGTTCTCGGTATTCTTGGATTTGAATGCTGCGGTTGCGGACAACCTACACTATCACATTGATAGAAGTATTCAAGAGACTGTATTACAATACGCTCAACAAAGGTCATCAATTTATAATATAGCCAGAACATACGGTCTTAAAATACCGGGTCAAAGACCTTCAGTGTCTTTAGTTGATTTCTCAATCACTGTACCGGCTTTTGGTGATAAAGAAGATGAAAGATACTTGGGTATTCTAAACAGAGGTTCTCAAATATTTGGTGCGGGTATTGTCTTTGAAAACCAATACGACATTGATTTCTCATCACCATACAATTATGCCGGTTTCCCAAACAGATTAAAGATTCCGAATTTTGATGCCGCGGGTAACTTAGTTAACTACACAATCACAAAAAGAGAACTTGTTGTAAACGGTATTACCAAAGTTTACAAAAGAGTTATCACACCTGCCGATGTAAAACCATTCTTTGAATTGTTCTTACCCGATAAGAACGTTCTTGGTATTACAAGTGTATTATTAAAGAACGGAACCAACTACACTAACGTTCCTACCGCTGCGGAATTTTTAGGTTTGGAAAACAGATGGTTTGAGGTAGATGCCTTAGCGGAGGATAGAATCTTCATTGAAGACCCTACCAAAGTGTCTGACCAACCCGGTATCAAAGTAGGTAGATACATTCAAACAAATAGTAGATTTATCTCTGAGTTCACACCTGAAGGGTTTAACAAACTAACTTTTGGTGGGGGTACTTCCTCAGCTCAAGACCAATTGAATACTTTTACCAATTTAGGTTTCCCAATCACAATTCAGAACATTACCAATAACTTTTCATTAGGTTCAACTTTAACACCAAATGCGACGTTATTTGTTCAATACAGAGTTGGTGGTGGATTGGGCACCAACTTGGGGACGAATGTTATTAACCAAGTGGGAACGGTATCCTTCTTTGTGAATGGTCCATCACAAACAATTAATAGTTCGGTAATCAATTCGTTGAGATGTACCAACGTTACTGCGGCTATCGGTGGTTCAAACGCTCCAAATACTGAAGAAGTTAGAAACTATGTGGCATTTAACTTCGCGGCTCAGAACAGAGCCGTTACCGTTAATGACTATGACTCTTTATTGAGAAACATGCCAGCTGAATTCGGAGCACCTGCAAAAGTGGCAATCACAGAAAACAACAACAAAATTGTCATCTCAATGTTATCTTATGATACGTCAGGTAAATTGACTAGTATTGTGTCAAATACATTGAAACAAAACGTTGCAAATTATTTGTCAAATTATAGAATGATGAATGACTATATTCAGGTAACAACCGCAGAGGTTTTAGACTTGGGTGTGGAGATTTCAGTTGTGTTAGATGCGACACAAAACTCGGGACAAATTATTAGTGATATTGTTAATAGAATTTCGGCATATTTTGACCCCCAATTCAGACAGTTAGGTCAGAACGTTTATTTGTCAGAACTTAGAAGTATTGTTCAAAGTCAAAATGGTGTAATCACCGTATCTGATATTGTTATTGATAACAAAGTTGGGGGACAATATTCTTCGGCTGAAACTTCAATGCCATATTCAGACCCTGAGTTAAGAATTATCAGACCGGTTGACGATACTTTGTTTGCACAACCTAACCAAGTTTATCAGGTTAGATACCCACAGAAAGATAT